CGGAGCTTAGATCTGAGATTGTCAAACAAGAAGGCGCTAGAAGAAATGATGAAATAAGACTCAAACGCATTAAGCTCCTTACAGAAAAGGGAGATACTGGACCATGGGTTTACAATACTTTAATAAATACAGCTACTAAAGGTATTATGGGCATAGGTGTTAACTTAACAGGTGCCTTAACTACTGATGCGCAAGAAATAGAAAAGCTCTCTAATGATTTTGTAAAGGGCGCTAAAGATATTTACGGTTCTAGATTAACAAATGCAGATTTAGCACAATTTATGAAGACTGTTCCTAATTTGATGCAATCTCCTGAGGGTATACTTCGAGTTATCCAAAACTTACAAACATTTAATGAGATGAAAAGAGTTAGATATGAAACCATGAGAGATATTGTTAATGAAAATGGGGGATACTCTCCTATAGATTTAGATATACAAATTGAGGAACGGGCTGGAGATAAACTTGATGAAATTGCAGCTAAATTTGAAAAATTTCCTGTAAATCAAGAATCAGGTTCATTTAAAGGCTACAATTTAGATACTTCGGTAGGTAAACCTATCTACGATAGGGTTAAAGGTACATATAATATTATCAAAAACTTTAGAAAGAATACGTAATTATATAATTTAGGGGGACATTAAAATCCCCCTTTTTCATATCCATTTAATGAGTTTTATTAGAAGCATTAGAAGAATAAGAGGTATCCCCAATACTATAAAAAAGTATAAGAAAAATATTGTACTTACAAATATAATTTGATATTCGAAAGACAATATAATTATCCCTAAAACAAGAAGAAATAACATAAATTTATCATACATTTTATACCCCTAATCCCTAAATAATCTTTTATATTTCCAGTAATATAAACAAAAAATCCCAAAATAAAAAATAATAAGTAGTGCTGAAAGTTGCCAACATTTATCAATCAATAAAATTGAAGCGAAGACCAAAAACCCTAATATACCAAGATGTATTCTAGAAATTTTCTTTAATACTTTTCTAGCAAGCTTATCCTCTAGATGAAACTTATTCCAAGACCAATAGAAAAGCATAAAGAAATGTACCCATGCCGAACAAGGCCATACAATAATTGTCCCTAGAATAGCTGGGCCTACCCCATATTTAGGAATAAATTCTATAAGAGTTCCCAATGCATTTAAACTAGCTAAACCTATACACCAAAGAAAATCTGACACTAATCTTTTATTGCCAGGCCAATATTCCAATTTTTCTTTCATATCTTTTACCCCTAAAATTAAAATTACCCCTTAACATCAAATCTTTTCTCTTTTTGTATATATTCTATTATTGCCCTTAATAACCATCGTCTAACGGTGCAATTTCTTCGTGTTGCTAACATTTTAACTTCCAAGGCTAACCCTAATGGCATATCTATACCTATTCTTTTAGTCTTTTTTTCTACTTTCTCATCCATATTTATTCCTTTATTTAAAGCTAATATTAACACATATTTGTACAAATGTACATAGAAACATAAAAGGGTAATTATATATGTTTAACTTATAGTAGGTTTAAAATTTATTTTATTTAAGGAGACTAGTTATGGCTTTTAATAATAGGAATAATTATACAGTGTATTTGCAAGATGGAACAACTCTTCAAATACAAAATCCTCCTGTTGTAACAGTTAGGGCACCTGGCGCTACTGATATAGGAGAGATAGGGGATACTTGGATTAATACAGCAACTGCAACTGCATATACTCTTTGTTCAATTACGGCAGCAGGAGCTGTTTGGGCAACATCACCGGCTACTGGTTTAGGTGCATTTGCAGATGTTACAATGACAGGAGATTTAACACTTACAGGTGCTTCTGGGGATATAACATCAACTAACGGTGACTTAGCAATGGGTGGTAATATTACATGTACAGATATTACAACAGGCGGAGCTGTTATTGTAGGTACCAACTTAACTGTTACTGGTGCTACAGCTGTTGGTGATATAGCTATTACAGGAGATTTTGACTTAACAGCGGCTTCACAATTTGATGTTACGACAACCGTAAATGCAGCATCTGCTATCTACCTACATGCAAATGGTGGCGTGTTAGAGACAATAAATATTAGAGCAGAACAAGGCACAGGTGCTGATGCTATTACGCTAACATCTGCTGTTGGTGGCGCAACCATAACCACAGGCTTAGCTTCTGATGATTCATTTAATATTGCTAGCACAGGAGGCGTTGACATCGATGCCGCCATGCAAATTAACGTCGCTACCTCTGAAGCAAACGCAGACTCTTTTGTAATGATTTCGGCTGGTGGTATGGATATCACAGCAACGGGTGCAGCTGCTTCAGACATAGATGTTACATGTACAGCTGGTTCTATAAATATTACAGCTGGCGAATCTGATACGAATGCAATGATTTTGAATGCATCTGGTGCTAATGGTGGCGTAAAGATTCAAGCAGGTGCAAATGGTGTAGAAATTGGTAACCAAGCGGACTGCGCAATCTTAGACATGGGTGACGTTGTTCCAACAGCAGCAAGAACTATCACAATTGGTGGTGGTTTATTAGTAGGTGCGGGTATAACAGATACTATAGATATAGGCGTAGACGGTGTCACAACTGATGCTACAGCTGTTAAAACAGTTAATATAGCAACAGGCCCTCAAGACACAGGCGACCAAACTGTTAACATTTTAAGTGGTGTTATCACTTCTGGTGTTGCTACTGTAAATATAGCTTCTGATACAGGAACAAAAGGCGTAAATATTGGTAACGTTGACGGTTTAACTACAATAACTGTTCAAGGTATTACAAACATAAACGATAACGCTAACGTAAATACCACAATAGGTAATGGCACATCAACAGGATCTGTATTCATAGGTAATGCTGCGGCTGGTGATATTACATTAGACACAGCTGCCGGTATATCTTTGGATAGTGCCACGGCCTCTAATTTTACTGTTACAGGTGTAGCAGATTTAACTTTATCTTCAGCAGGCGGATCTGTCGTAATAGATGGTTCAGAAGCTGCTGTTGATGCAATTCAACTTACAGCCTCAGATGTCGCTGGTGGACTCACGATAAATGTTGGGACTGGTGGAATAACTGCTGTAAACACTGGTGCATTGTCCTTAGCTGGTACATTGGCCTCAGATATTACAGTAACTGGTGCAGATTTAACATTAGAATCAGCTGGTGGTTTTTCTCTTATAGGTACTGCAGATGCTGTACTTAATAACGCTATAGATTTAGATGCTACAGCTGGTGGTTTTAGTTTTGATGGTGTTTTATATTCTAATATGACAGTTACAGGTGCTGGTGAAGATTTGGCTTTACTAGCTGTTGGTGGTTCTGTACAAATAGATGGTTCAGAAGCAGTAGCTACTGCTATAAATTTAACGGCCTCAGACGTTGCCGGTGGGATAACGTTTAATACAGGTACTGGGGGTGTAACATTAGTAAATACTGGTGCTTTAGCATTAGCGGGTACTTTAACTTCTAATATTACAGTAACAGGCGCAGCAGCAGACTTGCAATTATATAGTATTGGTGGTTCTTTAGATATTTATGCTACAGAAGATGACCCACAAGCTATATTACTTCAAACTGATGGTGGTCTAACAGAAGCTATTGAATTGAATACAATTCAAGGTACAGACCCTGCATCTATATATCTATTAGCTGATGTTGGTGGTATTACTCTTGAAGCTACAGGTCTAGCATCAGATGATGCAATAAACTTAATTGCAACCGCAGGCGGCATAGACATGGACGCTGCGGGTCAAATTAACCTTGCTTCTAGCGAAGCTGCAGCCGACTCTGTAGTAATAACTGCCTCTAATGCTGCTGGCGGATTAGAAGTTAATACCAATGGTCTATTTAGTGTTGTTTCTGAAGGTAATACAATAGCCTCACCTGTCGTAATTTCAACAATAAATACTAACGTAATGTCAGTTTTGGCAACTGGCTTCACTACAGCTGCCGGTGCAGACGAAGTATTCACTTTCACTAACGCATTAGTATCTGCAACATCAAGAGTAGTATATGGATGCTGCAACGAAGGTGCCAATGATGCACAAATGCACATTACTAGAGTGTTAAGACAAGCTGGATCGTTCGTTGTAACTGTCCACAACGATGGCGCGGCCGCCTTGAACGGAAATTTAGAAATGACTTTCTGGTTCTTAAGCTAACGTAGTTAAAAATAACTACACCATTATAGGAACTTATGTTAATATCCTCTATATACTGATCAAAAACTTTATATAGAGGATATTAACTGATGTCCAAGAAGAAATGTGTAAGGTGTAAAAAAATTAAAGATAAAAAAGAATTTTCAAGAGCGTGGAGGGATGTTGTAGATTCTAGATGGGGAACATTAGTAAAAAGGAGGATAGTTTTTAAGGTTTGTAGAAAATGCACATATCGCAATAAGAGTAAAAAGATATGGTTTAAGTGGGACATAGCAACCGAAGAAGAACAAACTGCACACTTAAAAAGATTCTTTGACAGGCACGTTATAAAACAAGAGGGATGTTGGGATTGGAAGGGAAGATTATTAAATTCTGGTTATGCCGTTATGCAAAAAGGGCATCATCAAACTGGAGCCCATAGAATTTCATATCTATTACATAAAGGAGAAATACCTACAAATTTATTGGTTCTGCATACATGCGATAATAGAAAATGTACAAATCCAAAACATCTTTATATAGGTAATTCTGTTGACAATGCTATTGATAGAGAAACTAGAGGAAGAAGTAACAGGGGTAAAAGAACAACAAATATGCATAGAAAGCTAAATATAGATTTAGTTTCAGAAATAAAAGAAAAATTAAACTTAGGAGTAACGTCGTCTAGACTCGCAAGAGATTACTATGTTAGTTATTCAACAATTGAGGCAATAAAAAAAAGAAGAACTTGGAAATATGTAAAATAGATGGGTTATTATAATAGTAGTAATAATTATTAATTTTTAAGGAGACATAATATGAAAGATGCAAAGACAACTGGCGATGCAAAAGCAACTAAGGTTGAAACAAAACCAGAACCAGTAATTGTTAAGAACTTGAATGGTTTTGCTATAGATAAGCCATGTGGGACATTTAACTTTATATTTCCAATACCAGCAAACATAAAGGATTGTTATGATGCTTGTGTTGATGCTATAAATAAGATTGTAGAGATTGCAAAACAAGAAGAAGAGAAGATTAAAAAAGAACAAGAAGCAAAAAAACCTACTGAGGAAATTACACCTGAAATAGTAAATAATAAATAAATTTAAAGGAGAGTAGTATGTCTTCATTAAGTGTTAGATTGAAACCAGAAACATTAAGAACGTCTGCTGCGGTTGGTGCGGCGTATGCTTTATTGGGAACTAAATTTGCCTTTCCTATAAAGATACTTTTTATAGAAAATTTAACTGATGGAACTGTTACTTTTTCTTTTGATGGGGTTAATGACCATTTAGTATTACCAAAAAATGGTACATTCGCATTAGATGTTAGTACTAATAAATCCAATATGGGAACAGACTTGGAAATACCAGAAACTTATGGTGTATGGGCAAAGGAAACTGCTGGGATGGTGGGTGGATCTGTGTATGTTACAACCTTTTATGCAGATTAAGGGGAAAATATGTCTTATATAGGAACTTTTGCCACTGCTGGGGGTTGGGTACCTGGCATGGTAACCATACAAACAGATGCGGGTACATTAACTCCTGCTACAGGTGCGTTAGAAATACATGGTATTGCTCCAATAGTAACTACTAAAGTAAGCGAACAACGTTTTGATATTAGTTTTACAGGATTTGTACCAGCTTTAAATTGGAATGTATGTCTAGTTGATACTCTAATGGCTGTAAATAATGGATATATACCAAATGTTGCTGCTCCTTTAACATTTACTTTACCAGCAATAGCACCAGTAGGATCAAGGTTATCGGTTACTGGAAACTATAATTCTCAACTTGACGTGAATAGATGGACAATAGCACAAAATGCTGGCCAAACTATTTTAAGGGAAGATGTGACAACAATTGCTGGTGTTGGGCATGGTATTAGGGGTACAACTGGTTGGATAGCAACAGCTAATGTTGAATTGGTGTGTGTTATAGCAAACACTGGTTGGATGGTAATTAAACAAACAAATGGCGGAGTAGAAGCTTTTTAAGGAGGGAATACGATGGCTACACCAGATGGATTCGGCGGTAGAGTTTCTACTTTAGATGCCGATATAGTAATAAATTCTTTAGCGTTTTATACGGTTAACGTTTCTGACTATTTAGTAATAGCAGGAACAACAATAAGTGGAGAGGATTTAACCTTTCCTTTAAATAATGTAAATATAAATTTAGAACCACAACAAGCTGGTAGGGTACGATTTAGTTATGCTCCAGCTATTGCACAATATTCTGTGCCTTATTTTGGTCTTAATGGAACATTAGAATCTACCGCAGCATTAACGAATGGACAAATCTTAATTGGAAAGACAGCAGGCGTCCCAGTTCCAGCTACAATTACAGCAGGTGCTGGTATATCTGTAGTTACAGGTGCAAATTCAATAACCATAGCAGCCATAGGTGGCGGTGCTGGTGTTACAGCATTTACAACTGATGGCGGTAACGTTATACCTGCTCTAGGAATTGTTGATGAAGTTGGTGGAGATAATATAACAACTGCTGGTGCGGGAAATGTTTTAACTATAAGTGTTAGTGGTACAACTGATCATACAGTTCAAGTAGGTAATGCTGCTGGAAGTTTAACTTCAATAGCAGCTGGTACGACGGGACAATTGCTTATTGGTGCTACGGGTGCAGATCCTGCTTTTGGAACAACTGCATATGGAAACTTTACGTTTAGTAATGTTACACCTGCTACAGATACTACTTTTGCAGTAACTAATGGAGACGGAGACCCTGCTTCTGATGCTCAAATATTGATAGGTTTATCAGCTGGTGCTGGAGATCCTAGCATTAACTTCCAAATATCAGCTACAACTAATTATGCTATAGGTATAGACAACTCAGATTCAGATGAGTTTAAATTAACAAATTCTACAAGTCCAAGTGCTGGTACAGAACTAGTAGCTATTACTAATGCTGGTGTTATTACATTGGCAAATGATTTAGATGTTTCAGAAGGTGGTACAGGTGTATCCACTCTCACTTCTCACGGTATTTTAATGGGCAACGGTGCTGGAGATATACAAGCTACAGCAGAGCCTGCAAATGGTGAATTGCTTATAGGTTCTACGGGAAATCAACCTGTATTAGCAACATTAGCCTCAGCTGGTGGTACAGTAACTATTACTGTGGGTGCAGGTACTATTAATTTAGAAGCATCTGTAGGTGGTGGTGGTTTAATATGGGAAGAAGTAACTGACGCCGCAAAAGCTGGTGCTATTAATCATGGATATATATGTAATAGAGGAACATTGGTAACTGTTACACTTCCTAGTACTGCAGCTATAGGATCTGTTATATCTATAGTTGGTAAGGGCGCAGGTCTTTGGAGAATAGCGCAAAATGCCGGAGAAAGTATAATCTTTGGATCGGAAACTTCTACAGGAGGAGTTGGTGGATATTTGGCCGCTACCTTATTGAACGATTGCGCAGAAATAGTTTGTACTACTGCTGATACAGTTTGGACAGTTAGGTCTTCTATAGGAAATTTAACGGTTAACTAAGGAGATACTATGACTATATTCAGAGGTGGACAAAATGCAATAGATTCTATAATTATAGGAGATTTTGTTGTTGACCAGGTAACTTTTTCTCCAAACGTTGAATATTGCGACATAGGAGAATTAACAGAAATTCAATGTGATGGTGACGAAATTGTGTTTGCTAAATGTGCGGCAACAACAGCAAAACCACAAAGTATATTTTATATATTAAATAGTTCCGCTGATAATACTTCACATGCTAAATTAAAAGCTATTGCTGCTGCAGGAAACACGTCAGATGTTTTTGTTGGAAGTGGTGGTACAGGTATCTTTGGAGTAGATATATCTTTTGGAATAGATAATAGTGCAACAGGAGATCCTTTTCAATTTGGTTTAGATACACCAGGGCTTAAAGTAGTTATGAATTTTGCATTAACAGGAGAGGTTTTACAACAGCATAAGCCTGCTTTCTTATCAAGAAGTACAACATCACAAACAGATAAAACAGGAAACGGAACAGCCTATAATATTTTAACAGCAGGTTCTACAGAAGTTTTTGATTTAAGTGGTTCATTATCCGGTTCAACATTTACAGCACCAGTAACTGGCAAATATCTATTAACGGCACAAGTTTTACTTTATGGATTTGCTGATGCAAATAAAGGTTTATTTCAAATAATTACTTCAGCAGAAACCTACGATCTTATGCAATCCGAAATAACTACATTAAGCGATGGTACATATTATGCAATGTATGGTTCTGTTTTAGTTGATATGACAGCGGGTGATACGGCAACGGCCACAATAACATGCTGGGGCGAAGCAGCAGATACTGTTGATGTTTATGGGCATGCTACAACTCATGCTACATATTTTAGTGGATATTTAGCATGTTAAAGGAAAACTATGGCAATTAATAATGCAATAAATAGCTCTTGCACTGAAAATTGGTGGGAATATCGTGCGGGAGGTCTTGTAATAAACGATAGTATTAAAGTCTACGATAGTATTATTTCACTTATTAATAGCGGCGATTTAGATATATTCTCTGATGGAGAAGAGAAAAGCGTTACCATGACTTCTGATTACGGTTCTGGTGCCACTTTTCAATACGAATTAACTGCTGCAACAGGAGAGATAAGAATCATATCTCAATCCACGGCAAGCGGTGGATATGGTTTACATGGTACTGCTATTGGAAGTAGAACTTTTACATTTGGTGGGAGAGCGTATGAAACTACAGGTTATTTAGGATACGGCACAGCCTTAGATACACAAATAATGGTTTTCCAAACTTCTGCTGCTAATAAATATATTTTAACCTTACCGCTCCAACCAGCTTTCAATGCTTATAATTCCTCTGATGATTTAAATGTAACGGGAGCGTCAACTTATGTTACAGTTGATGTTGATACAGAAAGATTTGACCAAAACGGTGATTTTTCAGGAGATACTTTTACGTCTTCCGTTACAGGAAAATATTATTTACAAGGCACTATAAAAGTTTTTGATTTTACGGCGGCTACTGTATTTGAAATAGACATAGTAACATCAAACATAGAATATAAACGAATTATAGGAAGCCCAACTACTTTAAAAGATGGTGTTGATGGGGAAGTTATTTTTAATGTATCGGCATTATGTGATATGGATGCTGCAGATACAGCTGTATTTAAAGTGGTGACTTCGGGTGAAGCTGGTAATACTAATGATGTTGGTGGAGACGCTACTACGCTAGAAACATATTTTAGTGGATATCTAGCGCAATAAAGGAGAGTTATGGCAGTTAATAATGCAATAAATAATAGAGGTATGATTAATATATTTGATGTTTATAATCAATATGGAATAAACATAATGAGTAACACAATACAAGGTATACCATTTGGAAATGGCACAGCTATTAATCTTTTATCTACTAATACCAATAAAATTACTACTACTTGTTCTGCTAATCCAAAGATCTTAGTTAAGGCTTTTGATAACGTAAATACCGCACATTGTTCCATGATAGTAAAAGCTACTGACACTGATACTAGTAATGCTTATTATGAATTAAGTACAACTACTAATACTTGGACATTTGGTTCTGCTCCAATTACGGCAGCTTCAACAAAAATGGTATTGTCGCCTAGTGCTACTTTTAATACAGACAATGTTATGGAAATCCAGGAAACTGGTGAGGTAAATTTCCCTTTACAACCCGCTTTTTCTGCAAGAACAAATGCAGATGTTACTAATGTTACGGGCAATTCTACTGCGTATACGGTAATATTTAATACAGAAAGATATGATATTGGTAGTGATTTTAATGTAGCAACAGGTATACATACAGCAGGGGTAACAGGAAAATTTCATTATGTATCAAATGTTTGCTTGAGATCTTTTACGGCAGCAACAGCTGGGAATTTAAGACTTGTAACTAGCAATAGAACTTTTTACTGCAATCAAATGAATCCATTAGTTGTAATGACATCTGGACAATTAACTTCGTGGTTTGTTGATGTTTTGACTGATATGGATAGCGGAGATACAGCTTATATGGTTATAGTAGTAGTTGGAGAAGCTTCAAATATTTGTGATTTAGTAGGAAATGCTACAAAGGCATATTCATATTTTACTGGGGAATTAATTTGTTAAATTTTAATAGGAGAATGTTATGAAAATTAAAGTAAATCATGGTAAGGGTGGCGGAGATAAGGAAATCTTGGAACTTACAGAAACTCAAAAGAAAGTTATTAAAAACGATATAGAGGCAGAACTTTTTGATGAGGATATGGAACGTCGTTTAAAATGGATTTTAGAACATAAATATGAACAATGCTTTAAACGACTAAAAGATGAGTGGGAACCAAAGTTAGCCGCATTAGGAGTAGAAGCTATACCTACTAACAAAGATGCGTTTGCAGCCCTTGTTTTTTCGCAACCTACATATAAAGACAAGTCTCAAAGAAAAGAATAAAGAAACTATTTGCTTCTTTTCATATTGGGGGGGTATTTTTTAAAAAGATTATTATCCCCCTAATATGTATAAAGGAGTGAATTCATATTTTAATGGAAGATTAGTTTGTTAGATTTCATATTAAGGGGGAGCCTTTTTTGGAAGTTACTCCCCCCTAATATGTCTTAAAGGAAGTCGACTTAATCAGAACTAGTTGCACTTGTTGTATTATCATGAGAACCTTCATAGGTATCATGAGAGTTATCAAAAGTTATATTTACTTCTATATCCCCAAAAGCTTTTATTAATCCTGTAGACATTAATAACATTACTAATAACAACTTTTTCATTCTATTCCTTTATTGTAATATTGATTGTTATTTTCCCATTTTTAGTTTTTATAACAGTGCTTTTAGGGTCTTTATCTGGGATGTTATCAGTGGCGGCTTGCACTGTATCTGTCAATAGAGCATCCATATCATCTAGTATAATAGGTTCTTGCCCTGCAGTTATAAAGTAAGGTATAGCCAACATGGTTAATAATAATAATCTTTTCATATTACTCCTTAAATATGTTATCAATTGCTTCTATAATAAAAAGATTTCTTGAAATTCTTCCTGTTCTTTGTTTTCTTTTTAATTCAATTTTTCTCAATAACCAAACGGGGATTCTTAATGTTAATCTAAAATATTTATCATTTAAATTATTTTCTAAGTTTTGTTCTTCTTTTTCATCTTTCATATTACTCCTAATTGTTTATTGATTTCCAACTATTTTATTCGGATCTTTTTTGTTCGCTTATGATTTCACTTGCCATACTTTTAGATAACCTTTCTAAGCTTGAAACGCCATATTTTTCAAGTATTTCATTTTCTAAGGCAGGAATTTGGGAACACATCTTTTTAAGGTAACCTAATTGATTTGGTGTGATAGTATCAGTATTTTCTATGTAGGATTTCTTTTCGGATGTCGTTATTGAAACTTGTGGATAAGCTTCTCCTTTTTCATTTTTTAATTCATAGTCATCTTCATCGCATTCTACTATACCAAAGAAATCCTTGTACATTCTTCTTCTAAGTTTAGATTTAGCTGATGGAAAATCTCTTGGATTTGCGGGATCTCCTATTATGATATTTCGAGCTATTATAAATTGTCCAGAAGTATGAGCTAATCTTCCTATTAAAACTCTTTTTCCATCTTCAAATTCTTCTTCTGCCCAAATGTCTGAAAGTCCATATTTAGAAGCTATAGGACGTACTGTATTCCATAAATCTTCTATTGCTGCGTATTTAGTCTCTTTTCCTGAAAATTTATTAGTTTTAAAAATTGCAGGCATTTCGGATTGAGTTTTGGCCATAGCCTCAAAAAGTTTATCTAATTGTTCGCTAGTTTCCATTTGCTTCCTTCAAGTAAGATTAATTAACTTTAAGTTTCCAATTTTCGTATAACTTTTTACCTTCACCCCTACTAATTAACTCTTGAAGTTGCATGTCTATAGACATGTATTCATGGGTTAATAGTTCCAACTCATCCCAGTCATTAGTATTATCTAGGTCAAACTGTATTTCTTCTTTTCTATTTTGCAGATTTTCAATTTGTTCAAACTTTTTCAAACCAAATCCCCTATAAACGTAAAAATGGCGGGTACTTATAGACACACGTCAATGTTCCCCGACAATGTATAATAATCTTATTCAATTATTCTATGAAAACAAATCTTATTTATGACTACCTTAGTCATATACCAAAAATTTAGTACCAAGTCTTTAAACCAAGATACTGTTGAGTATATTATGTCTCTTATATAACAAATCCTATCACCTAGACATGATGTCGTTTGTGTTTGTGTGGCTACAATGGCAGTTGCTTTAACTTCAGCTTCTTGTACAGTAACATCACAGAAAGTAGAGATACAAAATATGGAACTTAGAAATAGAACAACACATAAAATGAGTTTATTCATTGTAAACCTTTCAGTTATATTACAAGTATAACTCTCAAGAAATAAAAGTCAACTATTCTTGCAATTTAAAGATACTAATGTTAAACTAATATAAATAGAAAAAATAAACATTAAGGATAAAAATGAATGAGTTGACTATAAAAGAAATGAAAGAGAGCATGGATGGTATTAGGAAGGAATTGGAGCAGGTCTATTTTCACACGGGTCTTACATACAAGAAGATAGGGGAGCAAATAGGGGTATCACAAACGGTGATATATAACTTTTTGTCTAGGGGCAAGAAGGTGAGTGTTAATAATTTGTACAAGATAAATAGGTTTGTTAAGCACTATATGGAAAAGATGGATTTAAAGTAAAGGATACAGAAAGATATGAATGATATTGTTAATAACGATATGCTTAAAAATTTAGAAGCAGAAAAGTATGTTTTGGGTGCTATTTTATATGATGATAAACAAGCTTTATTGATTTCTGATTTTTTAAAACCAGATGATTTTTATGATCCTGTAAACAAAATAATTTATAGTATGATTTTAAATTTAAAAGGTAAAAATCAAAGAATAGATACTATTTCTTTAAAAGCTGAATTAGAAAATAAAAGCTATTTAGAGAAAGTTGGAGGAATAAGATACATCCTATCTTTATTAGAAAACATTTTTGACACAGGATTAATTGAACAACATGCAAGTTTGATTAGAGAAAAAGCAATAATAAGAGAACTTGTAACAACGTCAACAGATATTTTAAGTAAATGCCACAAACCAGAAGGAAAAAACTATTTAGAAATACTTGATGAAGCAGAAACTAGTATTTTTAATATTGCAGGAAAAGGTGGGCAGCAAGGTTTTTCACAAATAAGTATATGGCTTACTAAAACATTTAAACATCTTTCAGAAATAAGAGAAAATCCTCAAGGATTAACAGGTATATCCTCAGGATACAAGAAACTTGACAAATTAACATGTGGATTTCAAAAAGGAGATCTTATAGTTCTTGCAGCAAGACCAGCCATGGGTAAAACTGCCTTAGCTTTATCTTTGGGTGTAAATGCTGCTAAAGAAAATTATACTGTGGGGTTTTTCTCTCTTGAAATGTCAGCAGAACAATTAATTTTAAGAATGCTTTCCTTAGAATCTGGAGTTCCACATCAAACCATCAGAAATTCTAATTTAAATGCTGATGAATGGCTTAAAATAACAGAAACTGCGGGTATGTTAGCAGGCTTAAAATTATTTATTGATGAAAGTCCTATGCTAAGTATTTTAGAGCTAAAATCTAAAGCTAGAAAACTGAAAGCTTCTCATAATTTGAATTTACTTATTGTGGATTACTTACAATTAATTACTACTAATAGAAGACATGAGAATAGACATCAGGAAGTTTCTGAAGTATCTAGATCTTTGAAGGCATTAGCTAAGGAATTAGATATACCTATAATAGCATTGGCGCAATTATCTAGAAATGTTGAAAGCAGAGAAGAAAAAAGGCCATTATTGTCTGACTTAAGAGAATCTGGTGCTATTGAACAGGACTCTGATCTTATAATGTTTTTATATAGAGACATAATGTACAATCGTGAAACAGAAAACCCAGCGTTATCTGAAATAATAATAGGTAAGCAAAGAAATGGCCCTACAGATACTGTATATTTGAATTTTCTAAAAACTTTAACTAAATTTGTTGAAGTTGAATACGAATAAAACTTAAACTTTGACAAGACAAAAAACTCATGTAAAATAAATACATGAGTTTTTATCTTTTAATTCCTACCTACACCGACCAAGGTAATAAAAAGGAAATTATGAAACCAGAATACAACATCCCCCAACAAAGTCAAGAAAAAAATGAAATAATATCGTCATTTGAAGGAAAACTTTCATTTGAGGATATGAATCTTCTTGAGTCATGGAAGCAAGAGAACGCCTCTTATTTTAAAGAAAAGCCGTTAAGAGTAAAAAGGGTAATAAGAAAGACTACGCAAGATGTGGGGCTTTCTATTATTGATATACACAACAAGAGCAAGGAAGAGCTTTTGGTTATGTATAGAGGTCTTACGAAAAAGAGGAAGGAAGCGTTTAGGTATCTAATATTTTTAAGTAACAATTACAGAATGGTTTTTCCATCACAAACTACTATAGCTGGGCATGCTGATTTAGAAAGACAGGCTATTAATATTTTCATGGCATATTTATATGAGCATGGTTGGCTTATAAAGATAAAGAAGAAATGGTTTCCATGTCTTTATGAATTAAATCCAGTTTTTTTCAAGAAAGAGGTTAGAGAATTTTTATCTACTGAAATCCCAGAGTTTAAAAATGAAGTAAAGTTAGACTTAGAAATTACCTGGGAAAAACTAGTTATGTATTTTAGGTATTCATTTCAAATTAAGGCTTTCTTAAAGGATTTATTTCCAAACCGTACACTATCTATATTGAAGAACTATTATTATAATAATTATGTTTATTTTACTTATAATATTTATATTTTTATAACAGGTTTAGTAAAGAGACTTAAAAATAGTTACGAAATTTATAAACTTAAACAGACTTTCTCTAAAAAAAACACTCCTTTCGATAATAAGCAAGAAAATCTCCTAAAACAGGAAGATATAAAATCCTACGAACAAGATAAAGATTCTTTATTTACACAAATGCTAAGAGATCAGTACACTTCTAGTTGGAATCAACAAAATCTTGACTATGCCCCAAAAGAAACTAGCTTGAGTAATGATAGTGGTTTATCCAGCTAAGAATCTACTGCTACGGGTTGAAATTTTTGGTATTAGGAGAGGCATGGAAAAAAGAGAGAATTATTATGTTTTAATGGGGGATCCAATAGCATGGAGTAGGGCAGGAGTGGTTGTAAGGGGTGGTCATGCAATATTTTATGACAGTCAAAAGGAGTTGAAGTTAAAGGTTTTAGTTGATTTAGAAAGGCAGCATGAAGGGCCCAAGTTTACATTACCCCTAGGAATGAATGTAGATTTCTTTTTAAGTATTCCAGCAACTAGGAGAGTGAAAAACAGGCCAACTGAGGAGTTTCCATGGAACATACAGAAGATAGACACGGACAACTTCCTTAAATTCTTACTAGACACATTAGTCAAAAGTGGTGCTATTCTAACAGATGACTGTATTATTGCAGAGATACATGCCCGCAAGTTATATGACTATATGTCAAAAGGGCCCAGAACAGAATTTACTTTGAAAGAGCTATAATGAAAAAAGTTGTAGAGACTGTAGAGAAGCAAAAGACGCGTAAGGAATGGAAGGCGTCGATGGCGTTATGTACTGAGAGCTTTTGCTTAAAGACGGAGGCGGTGCCAGAGGATGTACTTATGCGTATGTCTGAGGAGCTTATAGACTGGGCTAAGAACTGTCCTGATGCTTTACGTTTAGGGCAATTTTGGAATAAGTATAATATTACAAGACACTATGTAATATCCTGGCGTAAAAAGTACCCATGGTTTAATAATGTAATGGATATGGCGTTTTCTATAATAGCAGATAGAAGAGAGATTTTAGGTCTACAAAACAAGCTTAATGCTCAATATGTATTATTTACACAAGGTATGTACGATCCTGACATGAAAGATTTCTTAGTTTTTAAGTCCAAGCTTAGAGAAGAAGGCGAGCAAGGTCCTACTACGGTACTTATTAAGAAGTTTGTAGAGTAAATACTTGACAGTAAAAAAAACAATTGTTATGTATTTTAATAGCATTTATATTTTTTTTGGAAAGAGGTGTAATTATGAATATAGTTCTTAGCGGACAATCTAGTAGGCATAGTTATACCTCTTTATTTTTGACTTCATATCTTTCCTCCTTTGTTGGATGAGAGTTAACAGCCTACTTGGCGTCTATAGCTAGTCCTCGGGTAGGCTGCTTATTGAAATAAAGATTGTGCAATTGGGTTTAATGTAGAAAATTTATTATATTTTTTAAAGATGTTGTGATTATTATTTATAATTCAACTCAATTGCACTAACTGTGACTTTACAAGTCTTAGACTTCTTTCAAAAAGTAATCAGAGTACGATTACTTTCTTTGGGGTAGGTTACACTTGATTTCCTGCCCCATAACATTGGATTCATAAGAGAAAATCTCCTTACAAAGAATTCTCTGGCCCTAGGAACATGAACTCTCCTAGGGTTTTTTATGCAAAAAAATACCCCCACAAGCCACACAGCCTGCAGGGGCAATGAAAAATATGTTTTTATTAGAAGATAGTTGTGTTGTGAGCTTTTAAGTCTGCCGCTATCTCTTTAAGTTTCTTTTCTAGTCTTTCTTGGTCAATATCATTTTGGAATATGTCTTCTATTTCTATGCCATCTTTTAGTAAATCTAAGTAGATACGTTTCTTTTCTGCTGGGGTATGACTTTCTAAATTAAGTATCATAAGTATACCGTCTTTAACAAACTTAATTTTCTTTAAGCCTAGGAACTTATTCATTTTCATATCCTTTAAATGCTTTTTTAAACTCTATCTTTCCAACTTCAGAACTAAATCCAAACTCTAACGCCCTAGCTTGAGACAAACTCCCTCTAACTTCATCATTCTTTCTTGTTCTATGTATAGTAAATCTATCAAAGCTTACAAACTTACCCGTACTTTCTTCAACAACATAAACGATACCAGCTTCATCTTGAAAGGAACCGTTTACCCCCAACTTACTTTCTAGTTTTTCTACAGTCTCTTTAATTAGTTCATAATATTTAGATATAACAGGCTTAAGGTTTTCTAAAGCTACATAGTCTTTAATTAAAGCGTTTATCTCTTCGGCTTCCCATTTATCCTTAACAGCCTTAATCTCTTGTTCTTGCCCTAATTCTCTTGCTTTATTGAGGCTAATCTCTATGTCTTCAGACTCTGATTTACGTTTATCTATAATTTCATCTAAAATGCTATTTATATTTTTCATATTCATATCTTTCATTTAAGGATTAAAATTTACATCCATCTTCAATAGCTTTATTTTTAATATATTCGTGTTTTTCTAATACGGTTTTATCTATAAGTAATGGACCAAATTTATATGCATTAATTATAAAGACATCTCCATTTTCAGTATTTTGAAAATATTTATCTACTCCTAATAATTTTCCAACTTTTTTAGCAGATTCATACCAAATTTCCATTAAGGAATCAGCTTGACTAAAATCAACATCATCGTAGGTTCTATGTCCACGCTTAAATTTAGATTTTGATGATGCTCTTAATGATTCTAATTTATCAAAGTAATTTTTATGTGCCTCAAAGAATTCTTTTTTGTAAATTTCTAACTTTGTTATATCTTCATTGGAGTTTTTAAAAGAACGAATTGTATTTTCAATCTTCTTTCTTGCATCCTGTGATGAATCTGTTTTTTCAATTTCAACTTCTTTTATAACACCATCCATCAAAATTTCTATTTTCATCTTCATATCTTTCATTTTAAGGATTAAATATATAACTATCATAACACATAAAACATCAAAGTCAACTAATTTATATAAAAGAATTAAATATAATAATAAAGAAAATCTAATCAAAGTTTGCTATATATATATAATAGAGTTATACTAAATATATAACTATAACATGATAAGTTACGGGTTTTATTTCAAAGACACTTATAGAAAGGGAGAGTGAAATGTTTATTGAAATACTGTTCTGGAGCGTGGCTTTAGGTTTACTTATGTTTCTTTGTTGGACTAAGGAGTAGTACAATGGACGAGGAAATTCTTTTACTATTAGGGTTTTTAGGGTTCATGGTTTTATTTAGTACTGTCATATATGTAAGACATTCGACACTGTTTTTTTCATTATGGACGGGAATAATGATATTTACGTTTGGTGTTGTATTTATATATCTAGCTTATTCTTTTTTTGAGATTAGGGAGCAGCTAGATTGTATGAAAGGTGCAGAAATAGCGTTAAGGCGTGAATTGGCACAAGTTGCTTATAACGTTGCCGCTGACGAGGAGTTGGAAGAGGAACAGCAAAGCATAAGTGAGTTAAGTTTTAATGATAGTCTTAATAGGTACATGAACGAGGAAATGTTTAACCAAAACTTAGGAGAATAGTTATGTGGCTGGAAGTAACGCTTTTATCTTTGGCTATTTTGATGGTTGCAGGGGCTATTTACTACAATTTTAGGGACGTTAGCCCTAAAGATTATTATAAAGATGAGTTGGATGATAGAGTTAAAAAAACTTTAAAGGAATTGGATAAAAAAGATAAGGAATAATATGTTTTGGCGAAAGAAGCAAATAGATATATCTTTGGAGGAAGTTTTAAAGTTAGTGCAAACGATTGAACAAAGAATAAACTTCTTAGAGGAAAGATACAAGACTATAGAAGATTACGTTGAAAGAAGAAGAAAAAACAACCGCAATTCTGCAAAAAAATACTATAAGAAACTAAAAACGGGATATGAATTTTCTAGGTCTAAATCCCAACCCAAATCAGAATTACTTACTAAACGTAAACCCGGCAGGCCTAGAATAGCTCCTAAAAAGTTAAAACCAGAACCTTTAGAAAATTTTGATAAATGGAAATTGAAACAAGCCGAATCTAATCGTTTATGGTATGAACAGAATAGAGAGAAGAAACTAGCTTATAATAAGGCTTATAATCTTAAAAAGAAGAAAGGTATAAAATGAACCTAGAGTTAATAGAAGCAGCTATTGTAATGATATTTTTGTTTTATTGGACATATAAAGTATACAGGTTTGAATCTAGGATAGAGGAACTTGAATTTATTATAGAGCAACAAGTAAACAAGATTGATTTATTGCAGGTATCTAAGCGTATGCAAGATGACCGTATTGATAAATTAATGTGGGAGTCTCGCAAGAAACCACCAAGATATGTTAAACCTAACAATACCTTAGTTGATGATGCTAAAGAAATCTGAGTGTGTTGCGCTCAAGTTTCGAGAGGACATTCCCGTAAGTAAGGAAGAAATACGCTATATAGAAGTTGTAATTTATGATGAAGAAAAAGAGTATAAATGTTATATAGAGCATAAGATTTATATTTTTGAGGAGTAAGTTTGGAGATAAAGTTAGATAAGTTTAACCCTAGACCTTATCAATTACCTTTGTGTCAGGCTTTAGAATACAAGGGCTTTAAAAAACTACTAGCTGTTTGGCCTCGAAGAAGTGGGAAAGATTTTGTAGCCTTTAATTTATGCCTAAGGGCTGCCATGGAGCGTATTGGTAACTATGTTTATTGCCTTCCAACTTTCCAACAAGCAAGGAGAGTTATTTGGGACAGTATATCTAACGACGGTACAAGATTTTTAGACCTTATCCCTAAAGAGCTTATAAAGAACCTGAATCAAGCGGAGATGAAGATTACACTTATTAACGGGTCCATGATACAACTCGCCGGTTCTGATACATATAACACGTCTTTAGTAGGAACTAACCCTGTAATGGTTATCTTTTCTGAGTTTGCCCTATCTGATGGTATGGCGTTAGCTTATACGAGACCTATATTGGCGGCTAACGATGGAACGTTGATAGTTTTGTCCACGCCTAGAGGAAGAAATGCTTTATTTGACTTATATAAGATAGCAAAAGAGCAACCAGATTGGTTTGTATCTCTATTAACGCTTGAGGATACGAAACATATTTCAAAAGAAACAATAGACCAAGATATAAAATCTGGATTGATGTCAGGAGACATGGCGCAACAAGAATATTACTCATCGTTTAATTTGGGAATCGAGGGTAGTGTATTTGGGCGTTACCTAGATTTAATGAAACTTGAGGGAAGAATAGGTAATATTTTATGGCAGGCTAATCATGAAGTACATACGGCTTGGGATCTTGGAAGAAATGACACCAATAGTATTATTTTTTATCAAGTAATAAATAACAATGTTTATATTATTGATTTCATAGCAGATCATTTTAGGGGTATGGATTATTATATAAAATTACTTAAAGAAAAACCTTATATTTATGGTTGTCATTTTGCGCCACATGATATAAATGTACATGAATATTCAAATAATATTACTAGGATGCAAACTGCTAAAAATCTAGGTTTTATTTTTAAAGCTTTAGAAAACAGACCTAAAGAGGAAGGTATAGAACAAGTAAGGTGTATGCTTCCTAGAACATATATTGATGAAACTAGATGTAAATATTTAATAAAAGCAATAGAATTTTATCGACGAGAATACAATGAAAGAACGCAAACCTATTCAGATATTTATGTACATGATTGGGCTTCGCATCCATGTGATGCCTTAAGGTATTTAGCGATGTCCCTATCAAAAATACGAAAAGGTACAACACCAGAAGAATTAGAAGATAGGTATAGGTCGGCTATGTTTGGGGAACAAAGTAATTTACCACATATATTTAGGAGCTGAGATGGAAGAGAAGGAATTAAATAACTTTAAAGATAAAATTTCTAAATTTTGCATTTCCTGTAGGTATTATGAATTAGAAAATATTGAGGAAAAAACAGTATTATTAAAAGAAGCAATTAAACATCTTGAAAACGCGTTAGAAGAAAATTCCTTAGTGCATTACATCGTTAATGTAAATATAGAAAAAGTAAAATTCACAAAAGATTATTTTGAAAAAGAGTTAAAATTTTTAGAAAAAAAGAAAAATTTATTAGAGGAAATGTTAAATAAAAAAGACTAACTAAGGGGTTGAATATGAAAGAGAAAGATATAGAAGGAATAGTAGAAGATCTATTAATATGTTTAGATGACTTAAGCCATGACGTTAAATATGCTAAAAGCGATGTGCAAAATGATAGAACAGAAGAAGCAAAAGACAATATTAATGATTTAAATTCTAAAATGAAGGAAATAATCAGACTTTATAAAAAATGGAATAAATTAAAAGTTGAGGAGTTAGATGAAAGATAAGGAAAGAGAAGACAAAATCGAGAAATTAATTCGAAATTACGAAACTTTATATAAAATCTTTCAGAAGCAACAGGAAATGATAGATAAACACAATACACTTTTATTGCAAATCTTACTTATACTTGATAAAGAAAAAAACCTAGATTCAACGATAGGAACAGTATGGAAATAGATGTATCCACTATAGTATTTTCATTCTTATTTATAATAGTGTTTTGGATTATTAATAAATTAGTAGAAAACGTTGATGAATTAAAAAAAAGATAAAAAATAAAAAAGACTAGGCACACACCTAATCTTTTTGGGTTAATTTGTTCTTATAAAACAAACGTTCTTGCAATATCCTAACATTTGTAGGAATTTTTCCTACTTTTCCTAGAACTTTCATAAAAAAGGCTTGAATATGTAGCAGCACACTCAAGCCTTTATGTTTTTCGGGATTTCTCCCAGAGAATAATTTTATACTAATACAGATTTTAAGTTTGTCTACTACAAAACATAGTAAAAATTCCTACTTTTTCTGGAAGCTTGACATTGCCCTAAAAAAAGTTGTGCTATCATATCTTTATAGATAAGATTTTAAAAAAAGTAGAGGGTAAGCATGGCACTTTTTCCATTCCCAGATACAGAGGGTTATCAAGAGGGTGATCGTTCGATATTGAATAAGATGGAGAACTTTTACAGGGATTCCATAACTATTAACCAGTCTTTTTGGGCTGAGGCTGATATTGATACTAGGTTTGAAACAGGAGACCAAACGATTTGGGAGGAAGTGTATGGTAGGCTTGCCGTACCCAACAAGCGTCAATTTTCCTTCAATAGAATCAAACGTATAGTCAACATGATTTCAGGGCATCAACGCCGTAATCGTAAAAGTATTATTGTAACCCCTGTAGAAAATGGTGACCAAAAGACAGCAGACCAGTTTACTAAAGTCTTGTCTTGGATAGCACAACAAGAGGGCATGCTTGAATCTGTATCTGACGCTTTTCATGGTTCACTTGTTACGGGTATGAACTTACTTCAAGTATGGATAGACTACCGTAACGATCCTGTTTCAGGAAATATTAAAATTGATAACTGCCCATATAATACTTTCTTAATAGACCCATTTTTTAAAAAGGCTGACCTTTCAGATTGTAATGCTATATGGAAGCGCTCCTTTTTAACTAAAAGAGAATGTATCTCTTTAATGCCGGATAAGACTGATATTTTAGGCTCTATGCAAGCAAGCGCTGGTGGAGTATCCAAAGATAACAAGTTCCAATATATGGCAGAGTCTTATAACTATGGCCCAAGAGACTTATTTGCTTACGATGAGTTTTATTACAAGGCTTATAGGACACAAAAGGTCTTAGTTGATACAGAAACAGGGGAAACTTTAGAGTGGCCTACAGATGATGAGGATAAACTTCAACAATTCCTTAAACAATATCCACAAGTTAACGTTATATCACAAGAGATTCCTACAGTTAATCTTGCTATTGTAGTACAAGGGCGTGTGTTATACGATGACAGGAACCCGCTAGGCACTGACCAATACCCTTTTGTTCCATTCTTTTCGTATTATAATCCAACCATACCTTACCTTTCGCAACGTATACAAGGCGTGGTACGTGGGTTAAGGGATGCGCAATATTTATATAATAGAAGGAGAGTCATTGAACTGGATATACTTGAAAGCCAAATCAATTCAGGATTTATCTACAAAGAAAATGCATTGGTTAACCCAAAAGATATTTTCCTTACTGGACAAGGTCGTGGATTGGCGTTGAAAGAAGAAGCGCAAATGACTGACGTTCAACGTATACCGCCAGCGGATATAGCAAGTGGAGCAATGCAGTTAACAGAACTTTTAGCTCGTGAAGTGATGGAAATCTCGGGAGTTAATGAAGAGCTTCTAGGCTCAGCAGTAGATGACAAGGCTGGAATACTTTCTATGTTAAGGCAAGGTGCAGGTCTTACAACCTTAGAGATACTATTCGACCAATTGGACAGGTCTACAAAAAATTTAGGTAAATTACTTATTAACGTAATACAAAATAACTTCACTCCAGGAAAGATTAAAAGGATTATAGAAGAGGAACCAACTAAAGAATTTTACAATAAAGCCTGGGGTAGATACGATGCTGCAGTTGAAGAAGGGTTAAATACTTCTACGCAAAGACAATTACAGTTTGCGCAAATGCTTTCTTTAAGGGAAGCTGGAGTTCCTATTACTCCAGAAGATTTATTACAGGCTTCAACTGTACAAAATAAACAAGACATCATTGACAATATGCAAAAGGCACAACAAGAACAAGCACAACAACAACAAGCAATGGCTCAATCACAAATGCAATTACAAGCAGCTAACGCAGAACTTGCTAAAGCTAGAGCATTTTCAGACTATGGACAAGGCATTGAGCGTAGGTCTCGCGTAGAAGAAAATAGAGCACTTGCTGTTGAAAGGATAGCTGCAGCTAATAAAGATGATGAGATGGCAGATCTTAATAAGATAAAAGCCATGAAGGAACTTGAGGAAATGGATATTATGCAGCTTGAAAGACTTATAGCAATAGCTCAAGTTTTAAAAGATGATACTAAAACTAATAAAGAAGATTTAGAGCAAGCAGCTAATTCTCAAGTGGATCATGAATTAGAAAATTCTCCTGAGATGATGCAAATGCAACAACAACAAAATATGAGTACCCCAACTGAGCAAGGGCCTACGGGAATGCCTGGCTTAGAGTAACTAGGGGTTTTATTAACCTTGTAGCTAAAGACTATTTTAGTCCCAGACTACAGTTTTTACGAAAGGCCAAACATGGCAAAGAAATATAACGGTGGAAACGGTCACTCCAGCAGTGACAATGCCAACCTATCACAAAACGTTATTGTTAAGAACTACCCTGCAAATTCATATTCTGGAGAGGATAAGGATTTAGGGGATTCTTGTGAAGGTATAGATTCACAAATTAAGGCTGATGTTAATGGTGCACAAAAACATCGCGCTAAAAGGAAATATTAATGCCAGCCAGTCCTAGAAGTAGTGAGAAAGCGAATAAGATAGCTGAGAAGATAATGGGTAAGCCTGTTAACAAACAAGGTGGCAAGAAAAAGAAAAAGGATTAAAGCACTCAGGGTAGTATTAAGTTTTATCTTCTGTACATCTATTCCAATGATTCTTGTACTCTCCTTTTCCCTTGATACTACCCATTTTTAGGAACAAGATGGCAAAAAAGAAATTTGATAAAAAACAGTTGGCTATGGGTATGAAAGTTGAGCTTGAGCATAAAGACATAACTCATGGCAATAAAGTAATGACTAAAAAGATAGCTGAAGCACATCTTAAAGAAGTACCAGATTATTACACTCGTCTAAAAAAGATGGAAACTGCTGCTATGAAACCAGAGGGTAAGAAAATGAAAAAGATGTCCAAAGCAAAAAGTAAAGTTAAAAAAGTAATGCATGAATGGAAAGAGGGCGAACTTCATTCAGGTTCTAAAAAAGGACCTAAAGTAGGAAATAGAAAACAAGCGATTGCAATAGCAATGTCTGAGGCAGGAATATCAAAAAAGAAAAAGAAAAGAAAATAAAAGGCTTCATTATTACTCCTTTTTTTGTGGTAGCTGCTTAGATTATAGGTGGCTACCAGATTTTTTATAAAGAATATTTATTTAGGAGCAAATATGTCAAAGACTAAAAGTATTTTTGACCCTACGAGGGCAAATCTAGGTGAAATAGCTACAGATTTATCTCAAAAGGCACCTGAAACCTTATCGCCTATTGAACAGATGTGGGTAAACTTAAAAAAATATGAAGAAAATGTATTATTAGCATTACAAAGAGGCAAAAAAGATTTCCCTTATCAGGATTTCTATGTGCATGTTGAGGTAAAAAAAGAACCTCTCCTTAAAAATGTAATAAGACATTACTTTTTTTCAAGACTAACATGTCCAACCCCTTTTTTCGACCAGATTGTCTACAAATATATGGTAAAAGATGACCGTTTAGAATTTTTATGGGTAATGCCAGCTAAGGACATTGCAGAAAATTTAAGGGATAACGCTTTGTTAGTTCCCAAAGAAGAAAAAGAACTGCTTGATTTTGTATTAGACTATTATGATGGAACTCTGTTAATGGTTTGTAAAAAACTTAACGGAGAAAAAGAACATACTGTACTGTTAGATAATTAATAAAGGAGCAAATATGACACAAGAAGAAAAGTTTAATTTAAAATATTTAGATAAATTTAATCAAGAAAAATATCTAAATTTTATTGATGATATATACAATGAAACGTCATGTGGGGATGTCCCCGCTTTATTTTCTTTTGTCCATCCTGTGATAAAAAAGAGACAAAAGACTAATGAAGATACGTTAATTTTATTAGTTTTAAATGGAATCATAGGTAAAGATTTAAAAGAACATGAATCTATTTGGTCTAAATCTTTAACTAAAATATTTAATATGCCTTATTTTTTAGATATTCAACCAATGAATCTTGTTATTGAAAAAGTCGAAGGGATAAAAAAAGAGGAGCAAAATGACTGAAAAAGAAATTTTAGAATTAATACAACGACAAAATCAAATGACAGAGGGTAAAATAAATAACGCCTTATGGAAGCTAACAGAAGACATCAACAATGAGTTAAAGGATTACGAAGATAAGCTACAAAACTTAAGATTATATATAGAAGCTATTAAAGGTTCAATGACAAATTCCATAGATGAAAAAGTTAAATCTTATTTAGATGTAAAAAAATGGCTAATAGATTTAGATTCAAAAAATGATGAAGAAGAGAATAAGGAGCAAGATGTTTAAGATGGAATACGAGGCGGACGGTACCCCTAAAAAGAATTTAGAACAAGAAAAGATTTTAGAAGAAGTTCAAGAAACTCCAGCCTTTTCAGCCCCTGTTGAAGAAGAGACACCTGCTGAGGAAGAGGTTCTTCTAGAAACTACAGAAATTCCTGTCGAAGTTAAACCTATTGAACCCACACCCGTAGAAGAACCTAAGATTGAGGAGAATGCAAGTCGTAGGAATTTTAAAAGGTTAATGGAAGAGAAAGAGAAAGCGGAACGTGAACGTGATGAACTCCTTAGATATTTAACTGCTAACACAAAAAACAATCCCTCGACTAATTTAGTTTCTGAGACCAATGAACCTGATGACGTGTTAGACCCAGACGCTTTAGCGGAAGGTAAACATATCACTAAAGTTTATAAAAAGATACAAAGATTAGAGTCACAATTGGCACAATCTCAGCAACAGACGGCTGAAATGGCAATAGAAGCTAAACTAAAAGCTCAATATCCAGACTTTGATGCTGTAGTAAACCAAGAGAATTTGGAGATTTTACGCACAGAAGAACCAGAACTTGCAGAGTCTCTTATTTACAACCCAGACTTATATAAAAAGGCTGTTGCTGCTTATAAAAGTATCAAGAAACTTAATATAACTAAGGAAGAAACGCCTATTAGGAACATTGAAAAAGAGCAAATAGCTAAGAACTTACAAAAGCCTCGCTCTATTAACTCTATATCCCCACAAAAAGGGGAGTCTCCGCTTCATATAGCCAACGCATTTGCAAATGGACTAACGGATGAGGTTAAGGAGCAACTTTATAAGGAGATGAACGACGCTATTAAAAAAGCATAATTCTTTCGATCTAGGGTGTAATTTTTTGTTATTTTTCGGATACACCCTAGACTTTCTCTAAAAAAGTTGTGTTATTATAGAACTTAGCGTTATGGAGAAGTCGCTAGCTCTAAAAATTATTCGGCGTTAAGAAGAACTCGCCAGCTTCAGACGTTATAAAGTTCTCGTCAAACTTAAATTGTTGAGTTTATGTAAAATTTTCAATTTAAGGACAAAAATATGGCAATAACAACAACAGCTCTTTTGCCATCCCCAGTTCAACAATCATTTAGTTATAAACTTCTATCTGTTCCTACACCTAATATGATTCACAAGATTGCGGCGATGAAAAAGAACATGCCAAAAAACGGTGGTACTACTATCCGTTTTAGAAGATATAATCCCTTAGCAACAGCATTGGTTCCACTAGGAAATTCAGGCGTAACGCCACCTCCTCAAACACTATCTGCATTGGATATAGATGCTAAGTTAGATTTTTATGGAACCTATGTAATCATAAATGAACAAGTAACACTACAAAATAACGACCCTGTTTTAAATGAAGCAGCTAAACGTTTAGGTGTTTCTCTTCGACAAACAGAAGATGAATTGATGCGTAATATGTTAGCTGCTACAGCTTCTATATATAACTGTCAATATGCAGTAGGAGCAGATACTCCAAGAAATCTTTCTCGTCGAGATGTTGATACAGTTGTACAAATGTTATTGGGAGCCGACGCTTATACAATATTGGACAGCATAGAGGGCAAAGATATGATTGGTACCGCTCCAGTTCGTGATGCATATTTTGCAATGTGCAGCACTGACATGGTACCATCTTTACAATCTACGGATGGTTTTCAACACAAAAACGCCTATCCATCTCCAATGAACGCTTTAAGGTCTGAGTGGGGCGCAATAGGGAATTTAAGATTCTTAATTTCATCTATTGGTTCTAAAGTTCCTACATCATCAGTTTTAGGTGCAACTGTTTATAATATACTTTGCGCAGGTATGGAAGCTTATGCAGCAGTTGAACAAGATGGTTACTCAGCACAGTTTATTTATAGACCTCCTATTTACGATGGACCATTAGCTCTTAATGTCACAGTTGGATACAAATTCGCCGAAGTACCACGAATCTTAAATGACAAGTGGATAGTTCGTATGCGTGCAACAATTTAAGGAGCTAGACATGGAAAATACAATATTACAACAAGGGAGATTTACATCTACAGGAGTTGATAGAACTCTTATTCTTCGTTCTGATGTAGATTGGATAAAAGTATATAATTATACTACTATAACAACTCCTGCAACAGAAGGCGTAGAATACTATTGGCAAAGAGGTATGGCAGACGGTGGAGGAATTGAGTGGCAAAACACAGTAGGAACAGCGATTTTAACAATAGGGCCTAACTCTTTTGTGGGAACAAATCCTGGATTTTCTATTGTGGATTCATCTATATCTAATCCATTTGGTGTAGCGTATGCTTGTACAACCTCAGCGGCCGCTGCCCCTGTTATAACATATACAGGTGGTACAGGCGCAGTTCCAACAGGTTCTATAGTAAAATTAGACTCTGTTGCGAATGCTGGAGTTTATCAAACTGGTTTAAGTATGTATGAATTTCAAGTTACATATAATGCTGTAAATACAAATACGATAACCTATGCAACTCCTACTGTTCAAACAGCTGGTACATCTGGAAATGTAAGGCAAGTAAAATATGATCCTATTTATTATCCAAGACAATATTTTATAATAAATATGACAGCTGGATCACCAACTACAGTTACTTTTTCCGCTGACCATGGTTTTACAGTTGGACAAAAGATAAGGTTACAACTTCCAGTTGAATTTAGTGCACAATGGAATACTGCATTAGATGGTGTAGAAGTAACTATTTTAACTGTTCCAACAGCTAATACAATTACAGTTTATTATGACTCCACAGGTTTTGCAGCCTTTGCATTCCCTGTAGGTATAGCAATTACTAAACCTGCAAAAGCAATACCATTAGGCCAAGATACAGCTGCATCTTTAATATTAGGTTCTAATATTTTAGGCGATGCTACTTATAACGGTTCTTATTTAGGAATGAAGCTTTTTGCTGGAGCAGATTCACCTGCGGGTCAAAATAACGATGTTGTTTATTGGATAGCTGGTAAATCGTTTAGTGTAAGTAATCTCTAATTGAAATCAATTATTGATAAATCTATGAGAGTGGGAATTATTCCCACTCTCATCAAAAGGAGCAAAATATGGAAATAGATTTGAGCGAAGATAAAGAAGTTACAACAAAAAAAGATGCAAAAGAATTAAAAAGAAAAATGGAAATTGATAGAGAAAGAGACCATCAAAAAGTTAAAGGTATCTTCCATTTTTATGAAGTTCCAGGTGGAACATTAAGTTTTATGTATTGTTTTTATCCAGGCGATCCTATAGAAAGTTTTGATTTAAAAGACGGGGAAATTTATGAAATTCCTTTTGGAGTAGCTAAGCATTTAAATAACAATTGTTGGTATCCAGTACATTCTTATATGCAAGATGAAACAGGAAAGAGCTCCGTTAAAGTAGGTCAAAAGGTAAAAAGATGCGGCTTTCAAGCATTAACCTTTACCGATAAGGATACTATTGGAAACTATCAAGAAGAGAAGATATTAAGTGTAGAGAAGGTTTAAAATGTCTGATCCGGTTCCACCATGGACTCCATACATAAATGACGGAATTAATTATTATTTACCAAAGACTTGTCAAATAATAAATATTCTTTCTATGCCAGGAGATCCTCTTATAACATTAATACAAACAAGTGTAACTAATAATTATTTTGTTGGAGAGATTGTTAGGCTTACTATTCCAAAAGAATATGGAATACAGCAATTAAATAATTATGTAGGAAGAATTAAAACTCTTGCTGCTGTAGATACATTTGGAATAGATTTAGACATAAGAGTGGGATTTGATGCATTTGTTTTACCTATTGCCCCACTTGAAGTTGCTCAAGTGATACCAATTGGTGAATCTAATTCTCAACTGGATTGTGCTACTAAAAATATCTTACTTGATGGGCATAGATAAAAACATGTTAATCTTTTAGTGTATATAATTTAAAAAAGCGGGAGATCAAAAAATGGCATATGATTTAGCGGGTATACGAACTAAAATAAGAAGATTAACAAAAAGTCCTACAACGACACAAATTTCTGATGTACAGATAGACGAATATATAAATGCGTTCTATCTTTTTGATCTCCCTGAATCTTTACAAGATTTTAAACAAACTACTGTTTTAAAGTTCTTTACAGCACCTAATGTTGATATTTATAATCTTTCAGTTTTACGAGTTATGACAGAAGCTGGAACTCTTATTACAGATGTTTTAAACAACTATATAACCTTTGCTCCTCCTGTTTATATTGCTGGGTATCAAAGTAAATATTATGAATCAAGAGAAGAATTTTATAGGTATTTCCCACAAGTAAACACACAACAAAAAATTGCTACAGCTTCTGCTGCTATTGGTGCAGGTCCATATGCAGGAATCATTACAAATATACCTATTGTTCGTGGAAGTATTACAATAAGTGCTAAAGGCGCAGCTGGTGGTGGCCTTACTTATACTCAAATTGCTGCTAAAGATAATGGAACTGGTGGATGGATAAATCCAATTACAGGTTTAGCTTTAGTTGGAACCATTAACTATATGACTGGCGCATATGCTATTACTTTTGCTGCCGTTCCTGTAGCTGGCACAGATATTAATGCTGAATATCTAACTTATGTAGCATCAAGACCATATGCATTACTTTACAACAATTCTCAATTTATCTTAAGACCTGTTCCTGACCAAGTATATCCAGTTACAATTGAAGCTGTATTAAGACCTACTGCATTTACAGGACTAGATCCTTTAGTTCATCCAGAACTAAATCAATACTGGGAATATATAGCCTATGGTGCATCAAGAAAGATATTATTAGATAGATTGGATGTAGAAACAGTTGCTTTAATAGAGCCTGAGTTTAAAAGACAAGAAATGTTAGTAGGAAGAAGGCAGATAGTACAACAAACCACACAAAGATCAGCAACTATTTATACTAATGCATTGTCATTTACTGGTGATAATTATAACAACAGTGGCATTTATTAATAAAAAGGGGAGAGTATGCCTAAAGATAAGTTTTTAATTGCACCATTTGACAGTGGTTTACAAGATAATCTTAAACCATGGCTTATACCTGATGATGCCCTTGCTGTTCTTGATAATTTACAAATTTACCAAGGTAGGATAATTAAAAGATTTGGTACTAGATATTGTTATGGACCAAGGCATCCAAATCAATTAGAAAGCAGACTTCGTTATAGAATAGGTACTTTAGATGGTGCTGGTGTTTTTCCGGCTACAGTTGTTCCAGGACATCACTGGACACAGTTGGGGCAAATGTTTTCAGTAACTAATGTAGCTGGGGTTGATGTCTTTTTTACTGTTAGACAGACTGGTTTCCATAATATGGTTACCACATTGCCAGCATATACTGGGACATATAGTACGGTTACAGGAAGAGTGGCTTTAAACTGTCCCGGAGCACCCGGTCTTGCGATTTATTACTATCCAACTGCCCCTGTAATGGGATTTTTAGAGTTTGAAGATAGAGTTGAAAATAGAAAATTTACTTTTGCTTTTGATGGATTACATCCATATGCTTGGTTAAATGGGAATTGGATTAATGAAGGTGCAGAAAATCCTCCTGCTTCAGGTTCTAACGTTTGGACCAGCGCTAATACTGTTTTAGGAAGTGGTAATGAATATTATTTTACTGGTACTATGTTTAGGAGTGAAGCTAAAGTTCTTTATGATGTTTTATTTGTAACAAATAATTATTCTGTAGATTATATGAGATATTATACTTGGACAAATATTGCTTTAGGTACTCCTGTTCCTGCTCGAACTTGGAATATATTTAGACCTATTATTGAGACAATCCTCGCGATACCTCCTATAAATTTACATATAAATGCTGCTAGGGTGATGGTTAATTTTAAAGACAGACTTATATTAATGAATCTAACAGAAGAAATTGATGTTGGCGTTGAAAAAGTTTTTCCTGGCAAAGTAAGATGGTGCGCAAAGGGAGATCCTCTTGGATTTTCAACTTCTTTTCTTTTGACATCTTCTGGTGCTGGTTATCTTCAACCACCAAATGAAGAAGCTATCTTATCAGCATATGTTTTAAGAGACCACCTCATAGTATTTTTTGAAAGAAGTATTTATGAATTGGTATATACATTTAATGAAACAGCTGGGGCTCAATTTATATGGAAAGAGATAAATGGAGAATTTGGAACATTATCTACTTTAAGTCTTGTTCCTGTAGATTGGAGCGTTTTAACAATAGGTGAAAGTGGAATTTATACTTGTAATGGTGCAGTTGCAAAAAGAATAGATTCTAAGATACCATTAAAGGTACCTCAAGCTATTTCAAACTTACCATCATTGTCTAGGATTGCTGGCATAAGAGATTATTTATATGAGTTTGTGTTTTGGACTTTCCCTAGATTGGGCATTACTTTAGATTATCCGTTTTTAAGGGATGTAGTTGCATTAAATTACGTCACAGGATCATGGTCAACAATTAAGGACACATTTACAGCTTTTGGATATTTTTTAGAAGGAAACGATGCTCCAAGTCAAGAACATTTCCGAAGAGTTATTGCAGGAAATCAACAAGGTTTTGTAACAGTCGTTGATTATAATACCAAGAGAAATGCTGGTAAATTATCTATAACTAATTTTTTTGGCGGACCCAATATTTTTGATCTCATTATTTATGATCATGCACTTACGGCTGGCGATTACATTCTTATAGAAGGTCTTTTGGGTACTGGAAATATAAGCTTCTTTAGCAATAAAATATTTAAAGTTACTGCTAGGGTAGATAGAAATACTATACAAATTACCAAAGATCCTCTTGAGGTTGTTGGCGTTTCTACATATACAGGAGGAGGAACTGTATCTTTAGTAACACCACCTATTTTTTATTCTAAAGATTTCAATTTTTATCTTAATAAAGGCAGGAATGCTTTTATATCTAAAGCAAGCATAATGTTTACTAGAACAACTAATGGTGAAGTATCTGTTGATTTTAATCCATCAAGCTCTGAATTATCGTTGGCTGAGGGTGGTTTAGTGAGATTTGGAGGAACGGACGCTAACCTAGGCGATTCTTATAAATTATCTACGGCTGTATATGCTGGTTTAGATATTGCAACTCAGCAAAGAGTTTGGCATTCAATTTATTTGCAAGCAGAAGGTGAAACTTTAACATTAAGAGTTGGTTTATCTGATAATACACCTGGTCCAAGAGCAGAATCACAAATAAGAAACGTTTTAATTAACGAGTCAGATTTTGAAGTGCATGCAATATTATTTGAAGGAAGACCTTCTTATGAGTTAAATAGATGAAGAAACTACTATTATTACTTTTTATGCCGTTAAGTCTTTATTCTATGACAACACCAGAATCTCCTGTAACTAGCGAGACTGAAAAAGAGGATGTTGTTATAGAAATACCAGAATTTACTCCTTTTGCATATTTAAGAGCTATAAATACTAATTTTGCTGAAGCTTTAAACAATCATCTTAATAATATGGTTAAAGAGGTAATACAATCACCCCAAGAAGAAAAAAAGGGGGCTGTTAAACTACTTTCTAAGGTGTTTAAAGATGAAGCAGTAGATGATGAAACAACTCGTAACTGGAGAGATTTACAACGCATGATAGTAGATGCAACACAAGACGTTTATGTAGAGCAAAATAAACAGATAGAACTAATAAAACAAGAACAAATAAAGCAACTTGATGCTATGCGTAAAGAGATGGATAGGCGTTGGTCAAAAAAGAAAGCTGCTGCAGTTTCAGGATTTTGCACATTAGCAAGTACTGCAATTACAGCAGCAATAACTTATTTTACGACTAGACGTTAATGATGAAGAACTATTCTGTCAGCATATTCTGTGATTATTATTGGTAAGGTTGCTTCAATGCGTTTAGTTTGGCTTGCAGCTAATGTTGTTGCTTCTAAAATTCTATGTATTTGTACAAATATTTCTTTAAGTTCTTCATTACTAATAGGTTCATGTTTATCTAATGCGGACAAATCTAAAACATTAGTAAAAGGAACAAAACCTGTGATTACTGCCATTGTAAAATCCTTTCTTTTTATGTTAGTGACACTTTATCATAATAGTATAAAAAAGTTTGATAGAATTAATACAGTATTGAAATAGAAATTTAAAATAAGGGGATAGCATGACTGACCAAGAAAGAAAACAAAGAGCACAAGAGTTTTTGTTAGATCTTCTTTCCAGGTATGATGATTTTGGAACAGCATTAAAAGTTTTAGAAGCAAATTCAAAAGATATGCCACAGGAACTTCAATCTTCTATAATGGATATTTTAAATTATCCAGCTTCAACTGGAAATTTGGTACAAAAACTAGCCAGTATAGATAAAACTAAAGCTATGAATTTGGCCAGTGCTATCTCTAAAATTAAGGGTAATTTAAATCAAGACCCTTCAAATATTAAAGATTATGTAAAGCTAACATCCCCTTATGTTACGGCTGGTTCAACAGCAGGAGAGCACCCAGAAGTATCAGCTATGTTAAATAAGGCACTTGCTGAACCTGCTGCAACAGAAGAAGCCAAGACAGATGCCTCTAAAACAGGAGATTTAGGTTCTTTGTTTGGGTCTCAAATGATACAAAAAGATATTGAAAGATTATCTAAAGGAGACGTTGGAGGTTTAGAGTTTCTTAAAAAACAGGTTGGAACGGGAGCAGGATATCTTGCTGAGCAAGGTCTACCTATGTTAGGAAAAGCTGTTGGTGGTAAACTAGGAGATCTTTTAGGAAGTTCTAGTGTTGCATCAATAGGGGGTGCTTTAGGTAAATTTGGTACTGAAAAATTAATTGAAGGTGCGGTTCCAGGATCTGCCACTCAAGGCTCTGCAGAAGAAAGATATGCAAGAGATGACTTTCAAAAGAACGTCTTACCTAAAATGTTAGAGCAATATCCTTCTGGTTCAAGTGCATATTTCACAGCACAACAAAGTTTAATGAAGGATTTTGAAAATAAGATGCTAGCAAAAAGGTCTGAAATAGGCAGAGAAGAAAGAAAAATGTCATTAAGTGAGCTTATCAACCAACAAGAAGAGGCATCAAGACAAAGGCAATATGGTCTTGCAGAATCAGAACTTGGATTAAAGGCACAATCACAAAAATGGCAACAAGATTATTATAACGATATTCAAAAGATGAGTATACCACCTGAAGCTAAATCAGCACTTTGGAATGCTTTCTTAACTAGAATGGCTGCGTCTACAGCAGAAGCAGGCGGAGCTGCACTAATAAACACAGTACTTCCTGGCATGGGTTCTGCTGGTATGGGTTTATTAAAATCTGGATATAAGCAACTTACAAAAGGTGGAACACAGCCTTCAACTCCAAGTTATATAAATATGGGATCAGGCCTTACCTCATTGCCACAATCAGTAAACTATCAATATCCACGTTTTTAAGGAGTAATAAAATGGCTGATTTAAAGAATTTATTAGGAACAAACAATCCTGTTCAATCAACGGGTGCTGCTAGAATTACTCCTTATAATCAACAAGTTATAGGCTCTGCAATTTCTAGCCAATATCAACCTGCTCCATATACAGCTAAAGATGTTCAAAGATCACAATTTGCGGCAGGGATAGGGGAGGCTATTGGTTCAGGATTAGGTAGTGCTATACAAAAGAAGATGGCGTCTATTGAAACTAATAGAAAATTAAAAGAGATGGAGCCATATTTAGAAAATGTTTTTGGTTCATCTCAAAAAGCTAAAGCATTTACTGATCTTTATAGAAATGCTCCAGATATGGCAGCAAAAGTCTTAGATGCTACTTTTAAGGAAAAAGAGACAGAAAGAAAATTGGCTCTTGCAAATGCGAATAGAGATACTATAGAACTTAATCTTATAAAATCTGGAGTAAGTCAAGAATCTGCAGCTGCTATAGCAAATATTTCAGCAAAAGATCCCAACTTAGGTAAAAAATTACTAGAAGATGTTTTAAAGAATAAGCCAGGCGAAGATACAACAGCAATGTATGAGCAACTTACAGGTCAAACTGAAGCACAAGCTCCAACTGTAGCTACACAAGCACAACCTCAAGTTTCTGAGCAAGTTCAACAACCTGTAGTTCCAACTCTTCCTAAACCTCCTACAGAATTTTTACCAACAGGAACAGAAGAAGTAAAGCCAATAGCTAAAGCATTACCATCTAAAAAGGTTCCAGAAGTTCCTGTTAAGGAAATTGCTCCTGTGAAAGTTACGAAAAAAGAACTTTCTAAGCCTATAACTAAATCAGATTATGAAGAAGTTAGAACAAGTGTCCCTAAAACAGATTTCATAAAGAAAGAATTAGTTTCTAAAAAATCTTTCATGGACATGGCTAAAGAAGAACTTCCAGATGTACCTAAACCTGATTTTAAAAGTCTTAAAACTGATGCTGATAGAAAATTTGCGTATGAATCTTATAGGCAAGCGGTAAAAGATAATAATACTGAAAGACACAATAGAGTTAAGGAATTAAGAGAGGATTATACAGAGGG